GTTGCACCAGCAGTAACCGCGCTAGTCAGCGTAGATTGCTGAGAGCGTGAGGAGTAATTTCTAGTTGTCATTTATATTCCTATCGGCTGTAGTGAACTCGTGTTGGGTACTGAGTTAATTGCTTTTGCTTTTCTTCATTAAGACGCTGTTGATATAGTCCAAAGATTTGACGCACTGCTGTGTTAGATGCACCAAATGGACGCTTAGAGTCAATCTCATCAGACTGTGGGCTGTACTGAGCAGCACGGGCTGGGTCAAGATAGGACAGCAATCTATAGGCTGCACCTAAAATAATTACATCTTTAACTGTATTTGATAATCCAGTCTGTGTAGAAAAATCTTGTGAGTTACTTGTAAAAGGTAGTGGGTGTGTAGCATACATAGCCTTAACAGTTCTACCAGGAATAATAACATCATGAATAGTTACAGTTTGGGAACCGCTACCCCATGTTGCACTATCAGCCAATGGGTCAAAGGTCCACCTACGAACTCTAATCCATTCTTTTGTAGGCCCAATATCCTGCCATGACATAGTAAGAACGTTCTCTATGTTTAAATCTTGAAACTCATAAGTTGTTACCGCTGCATTGTAAACAAATGATGTTTGTTTAACTGCATAGATAGCAGAACCAACTGCTTCAATAGTATCGTTAATAGCCTTCTTAATAACATAACGCGGGAAAATAGGTGAGATAGTAACCTTTACATCCGCAGCATGGGTGGCAGCATCTGTTCCCAGATAGCCTCGCCCATAAGGGGCGACTGTTGCTGTATTGCTAACACGGTCAAATGAATCAACCCACATTAACTCTTCATCAATTTCAAGCACACCTTTGCCTACATTGCTAGTGTCTCCAAGAGACAAGATTGTAGGTGCAGTACTTGGTGAGGTTAAAGTACTAACCGCAGTTCTAAGATAGGTAGAGCGGTCTTGCTGGTATGTGTAACCCGATAGATTGATAAGTACTTCATCAATCATCTGTGTCAATGTTGTTGTCATAGGTCTATGCTCCTCAATGCGACAATAGCAGATAGCCCAGTAGTTCCTGCTAATTCATTACAGATAGCGTTAAGCATCTTGTATTCATCAGGTTGACGATTTGCATCAGCCTTAATATTTAGAGCAGCAATAATACCTAAGCCACTAGTCTCAGCATAGTTGTTTGCTGCACCTTGTTCAGATTGATATGCATCTGGTGTTGGATACGTCCCAGCATTTGCAAGACGATTCAACTCGTCAGCAAGTGTGCTACCTGCTACTCCTGTTGCCATTATCTAAACCTCGCTGCTTTCTTTGCTATTGACTTTGGTTGCTTTACAAACTGTTTGCCTTTTTTATTGCCAGCAGCCTTTGCTTTATTAGTCGCTGCTTTTTCAGCAGGACTTAAAGCATCCCATGCTGCTGCTGGTAAATATCTTTTCTTGCCTTTAGATGGTTTGCCATCAGAAGTTTTCCACTTCTGACCAGTCCACTTCTTAAGAGACTTTTGAGATTTAGCAAGAGCCATTACTTGTATCCTCCGCCTGCCTTCTTGTATTGAACTGCAAGCAACTGTGCTTTACGAGCAGACCATTCACCAGGGTCTCCACCTTTAGAGCCAGCCTTAATCTTCTTAAACAATGCGGCACGCATTGCTGGCTTTGTATAGTTACCAGCCGCATTAACTTTAGACTTAGCCTTCTTTTTTACCACTTGACTTTATCCGCCCAGTAAGCCGCAGACATTTTGCCTTTGGCAATGTTCTTTGCATGACGTGCTTTAAAAGACTTCTGACGGGCAGTAGGCTGCCTATCGCCAGTGACACCCTGCTGACCAAAGCGAATAGTTTTGACCTTGTCGCCTTCTTTAGCCACAACTACATGTGACTTCTTTGGATGATTTGGTGTGCGCTTAGGCTTGTTAAAGCCTGACACTCCTGCTCGCTTTAGTCTAGGGTCTGCCATTATTTTACTTTCTTTAAACGTGGATTCTTTTTCTTAGCAGCAGCACTAGCCTTGCGGGTAGATGATGCAAGAATTGCACCTGCTGCTTCCATAGAAACATTAGACTTTTTAGCAATTTTTTTTTGAACTGCTTTAAATCCAGGATGTTTCTTCATTCTGTTCCCTTGCCGCCCTGCCAACCAGGAATCTTTGTAATATCACCTTTATATTTAACAAGTAATTTTTCAAAGGTTGTAAGTTTGCGTGGTTTAATACGTGTTTGAATGTCTCTAACTTCTGCTGGCGTTTTCTTTTTAGGAGCCATTTACTTCTTCTTGCCCATCTTCTTCATAGCCATCTTCTTTGCAGTCTTCTTCATAACCATCTTCTTGGCCTTCTTCTTTGCAGCCATCTTGCCTTCTTCTGTATATGGGAACTTTTCTCCGTTTACCATTGGCATTATATTTGTCCTATCTCTTTCATTACTGCTACGGTTGATTTGTTTACTTTGTTTGCATCAGGCATGGTGTTCGAGTTGTATGGCTTGCCTAATACTTCGGAAGCCTTTTCGGCTTCACGAATCCTTTGCATTGATGTACCGCCAGGTTGTATGCCTTGTGCTCTAGCCTCATTGTAAGCATTTAATTCTTGGTTAAACGCTCTCTGTGGTCTTTGACGACGAGAGTCAGCATCACCTGTACCTAGTTCAAGGGTCATAATCTTGCACCCAAAACATCCCTCTACATATTCAGGATGTGTTTGTATCTGATGTAGGCTCATAGTTCTGTAAAGTTTGCTTCCGTTACTCCTACACCACCAGCAATAAGTGCTGCTTTAGTAGCATCATCTACTGTGTGGGCATAGCCACCACGATAGACAACTGGATACTCAGGTAAATCAGAATCAAGTGGATAACGAATCTGTTGGTACTGTCCATTAGTATTTAATACAATAGATATACCACGGTCTAACTTGTAAAACTCAAACAGTCTATGCATGCCAGCAGGACCTTCTTCAACTGTTGGTGTTTTAAATAACCAGTTAGACATTCATCCTCCTTTAGTGGACTCACCATAAGGCTGGGTTGCCCCAGCCCTACAGTCAATTAACTACTAGAGAGCAGCGATTGATGAACCAGATGTGATTCGGTATAGAGCCTCATCACGGTAGACTGCGAAGCCAAGTACGCCGTACCAACCCATTGGGCGGAAACGCATCAACTTATCAGTTACGTTACCAATAACTACGTGTGGTTCTTCCGCTACGGCTTCTGCCATTGCCTGTGAACCCGCAACGATTGTGTCAAAGACACGTGTTACTGGAGTTACTGTAACTGTTGTTGTTGTTGTAACTGCTGCTGAGTTAGCAACATCTACAGTGATTGTTGTTGTTGAACCTGTTGTTGAGAGAGCAGTAATCTTTGCAGATGTACCGATACCTGTTCCAGCAATTCCATCGCCAACTTCTGCACGAGATGCGATAACAGATGATGAAGCAACGCCGAATGTAAATCCTGCTGATGTTCCTGCAACTGTTACTGCTGTTGTTGTCAATGCTGTCTGGTTTGCACCTGATTTAGCGTTGTACAAACGTGATGACTCTACGAAGAACGCGCCTTCGTACTCACCGATTTCTCCAGCCCAAATCTTGCTTGCTTCTGAAGCAGACTGTGACTGTGGGTAGCGCCATCCTAGGTCGCCTGTCTCAGCACGAAGGTCGTGTGAAACTTCTGGGTGAATACCTACCCAGTATGCGCTTCCGCGACGGCCCTTGGCCTTGTTAGAACGCAACTTAGCAACAGCCTTACGGATGTCTGCTGAGTCTAGTGTGTCTGCTGCATCTACGTTAGCAACTGCTGTTGCGTTACCTGCGTAGATGTTGTTTGAACCTGAGCGTAGAGTTGTCATTGCAACCTTATCGATTGAATCTGCAAGGTTATATGCAATGATGTTAGCAATTGCTGGGTCTACATCTGCAAGTGAGAAGAGTTCCAATGCGCGAGTTACTAGAACTGCGTTACCGTACTCATTAAGTGTCACTGTGACAGAGGTTGGTGTTGTCAGTGCTACTGCATCTGGGTCAACTGTCTCTGTTAGTGTTCCTGTTGCTGCATCAAGGTCAACGTACTTCTGTAGAACTACTGTTGAACCTGGAATTGATTGACGTGCGGGGCGCTTATCTGCGACAGAACGAATTAGGGGTTCTGAACGGAGAGCGAACTCGAGAAGGCGGTCATACGCCTTTTGTACGAGACCAGCGCCGCCTACTGTACCGCCGAACGAACCGCTCGAGGTATCTGTATATGCGTTTGCCATGTTTTTTAGTCTCCTTGACTATGAACGGATATTATTGTTGTGATTGAAGAAAAGCAATAAAATCTTCAGCGCTCTCAAAATTGCCATTTAGACGAGCGTTCATATCATTTGCTTTATCTGGCGAAATACCCTGCTGCGT